CGTTATAAGATAGGGGGATCAGAGCTCGCAGAGGTCATATCACATCATAAGGTTCTGTATAAGGTCCCACATAAGGTTCTGTACAAGGTTCTGAAATCATCAGCCTGGGGATCATTCACAAGGGTCTGAAATTATTCATCTAAGATCATCCATCAGAGATCATTCAATAACAGCCTGATGTCATTCACAAGGGTCTGAGATCACATCCATCTAATGTCATTCATAAGGGTCTGGAACCACATTCCCCCTACTTGACACAGAATCAATTCTATGGTATAATGAATGGCGTGAGGTGAATCGTTAAACCGTTTAACAATCTGCTAGATTTAACCGTTTAACAGTAATAAGATTATCAATAATAACATTGTTCTTATCCGAGGATATACCTAAATGGGTGACTGGGTTCTTGTAGGCGCCAAAGTGCAGCCGGCGGTAAAGGACTGGCTGGCGGAGTTTGCATTAGAGCGAAGGGTGTCTGTGTCTGAGGTACTCAGACGAGCCATCGTGGAATACCTATCCAATCACGCGGAGTCCGCAGAGGAACTAGAGGTAGCGGAGACGATAAAGAGAAGGAGGTTCGAGGCCATGAAACTGGAGATTCCGAAAGAGGACTATGACATACTTCAGTTCCCATCCAGAGTGAAGAAGTACGTGTATGGAATCAAGGATTCATCTGAGAGAGACGGGTTTCTCACCGCTGGGTTATACGACAAGCTCGTTGGCCTCGTAGAGAAGGAGAAGCGGGTTATCGAGGGAAACCCTCACGAGGAGTATCTGGCGGAGATGCTGGATAAGATCATAGCGGGGTTGCGTGAGGAGCAGGGCTGCTATGAAGTGGAGTAGAAATGCACCAGGTCACGTCACTGTGTGACAAGACCGCCCTACTTGACACATCCCCCTCCTCTGTGGTATAATAAGGAGGATACCAGTGTCTGACACATGGAAGCCATACATGAGTATATATGTCCATATATGCCCTAAAGGAAATATCACCATGGAACCTATGGAACCAATGGAACCATCCTGGAAGAAGAAAGAGAAGGAGGTACGGAGGGAGCTTCAGCACGGGAGCAGCCGTGCCACTGTGGATGCGAAGTGGAATGAGTTTATGAATGCGGTGAGACATGAGGAGGGTGAGATGAGATATGAGGTCATTTCCCCCTGCTTCCCCACGGGGGCAGTTGCCTGATGAGTACAAAAGATCGGGCAAGCACTGATGTCCCTGGTGACTCCACTTCACATCATAACATCTGCGGTGCAAGAAGGTCAGACGGCAGTATCTGCACCATGCCCGCGGGTCGCGCCACCAATCACCCCGGCGTCGGCTACTGCTGGAAGCATGACGTCCGAGACGCAGGCATGAAAGACGCGAGGATACTGGAGATAGTCGCGAGGTCACCTGACCTGGCTCTTCGAGCTCAAGCCTATCTCGATTCCGATAGGGAACTCCTCAATGCCCGTCGGGAACTCGCCGTGCTCAAAGCCAGGTTCGAGACCCTACGACTAGATCAGGAAGAAGACGCAGACGTCCCCCGCTTATGCCAGCTTGCAAACACCATCTCCCTGATGACGAGGAGAATCCAGGACATTGAGATCGCAAGGAAGCACTATATCCACATTGACGTCCTCACGAGGTTCACGGCGGATTTCTCTCGAATCGGACAGGCGTTCTTCCCGGATATAGCCGTGAGGGAGAAGTTCATCAACGCGCTGGAAGCGAGTATCAGGGATACGATTCCGAAGAGTAATGCGAGGGGGATTGCCGCGAGGATGTTAACGAGGGACGCGGAGAATGTGATTGTTGACGTGGAAGACTATGAGGTAGGGGATATGGAGGGCGTGGATGATACAGAGGATACAGAGGACATAGAGGATACAAATGACATAAATGACATAGATGACACAGAGGATACAGAGAGTACCACTGTGATCAGTTGAGATCACCACTACTATCATTATATAGGAGGTCACTTCCCATGTCCTACGACAGCATCGGCCATCAGCAGCAAGAGCCCGCCGAGGGCTCCAGACATCTCATCCTCGGCCCCATCGTGCCAGAGGGAGAAACGTGGATGCTCTCCCTCATCGCCGCCAAGAACAACATGGATCCGAACGAGTATCCTTCCCCTCGCGTCACCGCAGAACTCAGCACTTGCGTGTATCTGCCTCCGCGTCCATCCGATCACGAGGTGCCCCCTCCTGGTAAATGGGTTCTCCTCGCAGGTGACGTCAACGTACCCCAGTTCAGGCCTGTATCATGGGAAGGGGGTATGATACTACGTTCGGGATCGCAGCTAGGGGCGTGGTTCAGAGGTGGGGACGCTGGTGACATTGTCGAGCTGGATGCGATATATGATGTGTGGATGGTGGAGACGGAGGCTGAGGCAGAGGCTGGGACGGGGATAGAGATAGACCTGGAGACAATGACAGTGACAAATGCAGGGATAGGGACGGTGACTGAGACCGAGGCGGAAATGGAAGGTAAGGGGCAAAGGGGGCTATGACTATATGATCACTGTGAAATACCCCGATGGCCGAACCGATCACCTCTCCTACGTCATCGCAAGCGGCGATCCCCCTATCGGCATGGGACGCCCTCTCCCAGACGGTGCTACCCTTGAGATCATGTCAGGCTGCATCAGAGTGGAAGCGCCCAAGGACTCTCGCGACAATGACAAAGGGGCTATCATTTGGCCCTGGAGTAAGTTATCAGAACTCACCCTGGGACCCACTGTGTCAGGTGACGTGACATTGAGAGAGACTAAGTAAGGACATCGGCCATGGGCGCCTACCTGGATTCCAACAGCATAGCACTTGACCTCTCTCGCAAACTCCGAGCTTCTATGTTCCCGCAGGAGAACGCAGTAGCAGAGGATATGTCATTCGTCGAACGATACGAGAAGGTCTTCGGTTGGAAAATGCCAGCATATCAAGGTGAGGTCATACCGTATCTGGAGGATGATGACCTGGAAGAATTTCTCCTATTGGCCCCCCCAGGACACGCCAAATCTACATTGATAGGCTTCCTCGCAGCGGATATGCTAGGCCGCAATCCCAACGAACGTATCTTCGTTGCAACTCACACGGAAACCTACTCTGCTCAGTTACTCCAGTTCATCGAAGAAATCATGTCAACGCCTGCTTACAAAGAAATATACGGTGATCTCATTCCCCCTCGCAGCGAAGCTACAAGGTGGACGAACACGCAGAAGTTCATCAGGAGATCAGAGTGGAAGTCCCCCCATCCCTCACTCCTTGCCCTCGGTGTCGGCAGCGCCACCGTTGGCTATCGCGCCAGCAAGATAATAGGTGACGACCTCGTGACGCAGCAGAACTCCATGACGGTCACACAGCGAAATCACCTGTCAAACTGGTACTTTGGCTCTTTGTCGAAGCGGCTTGACAGATTCCTTCCTGGCAGCCGCATCTTCATCATCGGCGCTCGCTTCTACACGCAGGATTTATACGGCAGGCTCCTTGATCTGTACGAGAGCAAGGTGTTCTCTGCAACGCCAGAGGTCCCATTATGGCCTAAGCAGTTCCCGGCGGAGATGCTGGAGAAAGAGAGAAATGCTAATTACGTTCAGTTCAAAGCACAGTATGAGCAAGACCCTATTGACCTGGAGAGTGGTTTCCTACGGGAGAGCGATCTTCACTACTACCTAGAAGCACCCAATCGCATTCATAATTACATCGCGTGTGACCTCTCTCACCGCCCACGACATCGCACAAGGAGGCCGTCGTCATCAGACCCCTTCGCACTCAATGTATCCAGCTATGATCCACTGAATAAGACTGTGTATCTTCGGGACTTCATCGTGTCAGACGCTTCTAATGCGCAGATGAAGGAGATAATTAAGACACAGGCGGCAAGGTGGAATCCGGTCATGATTACAATCGAGTCGGATGCGGCGCAGGACCTTTTCGTGCAGGAGATGATAGAGGAGACGAACCTCCCCATCCAGGGTAAAACCACAGAAGGGATACCGAAGGCCATTCGATTCGCTGGCATGTCCAACCACTTCAGAAACAAGAAGGCATTGGTGAAGGGTATCCTTGGCATGGATGGCCGTATGTCCCCACATCAGAGCATGAATCAGTTCATTAAAGAATGGAAGTCATTTGGGTCTCCGAACTCAAGTGATCACTGTCTCGATACAGTAGAGCTGAATCTCCGGGCTATCTTCCGGATCGGTGGTGTACCGGCGACAGGGTCGGTTACGTCGGGGAAGGAGCCATTGTCACTCAGTGTGCGTCATGCGCTGTTTCGGAGGAGTAGGGAATTGGCGCCGATATTTCAGAGATAGTGGGAATGGGAGGGAGGCAAGGGTGAAAGGGTGGATGGCAGAAGGGAGTATGGGGGATGAGTGGTGAAAACGAACACGATGATAGTGGCCTGTTCGAGGCGGCATTGCAACGGCGCTTAGTAGGAGCTGGCTACAGAGCAGTGGCATCTACGGTAAGGATGTTCTATGAGGGACTACTAGCCGAGGGAGTAGCAGAGGCGGTGGTTGAGCCATTGACGCTGCGGTTTATGGAAATCATCGTCACGGAATTAATCTTAAGGCCCGCTTTAGGCTTGAGGGAGAAGTCGTCTGACGAACCATGACGGAGGGGAGTATGGGGGATGGGTGATAGGTGTGGCAGGATCAAGAGATACGCTGGAATAGGCATAGTGGCATTAGCCTTGATTTGGTTTGGCAGCTTAGCCCTACAAAATCCTGATATGACCATAACCCGTCTATTGCTGACATATTGGTTGAACTATCTAACGGGACTGGTCATCATTGCCGTCGGCGTATTACTCGCAGGTGAAGCTATCTAATGACCTTCTAGGAGAAAACATGCAACGTATCAGAAACACCATCTGTAACATCATACAAGAATACCTCTTCCGTCCTACGACACTAGCGCGTGTCACCGATGCCCTCACACCTATCCTTCACGAAAAGGTTATATCATACATGAACAGAGGCTTTGACATTCACGTCAGAGATGTCCTCAGACCTAAGGTAGGACCTAAAGATGAATACATCATATATGAAAGTACAATGCCAGCGACGCTATGGTTCCTCCTTGACCTCGCTGACGCTCGTGAGGGGGATAAGTTTGACATCAAGCTATACATAAGATTAAGTGGCGGCGACTTTCTTCTTCGAGACCGTTGGGAGCTTGAGGATCAGAGAGAGATGCCGATGGTGACATTATCGTCCCAGTTCGCACCGGCCTGTCGCCTGGTGATAGCGCAGGTGAGAGGGTTAAGTAAAGAGGTCAGATATGAAGTGTTTGGAAGGTATGAGGGAAGGTGAGATTGGGGGTGTCTCACGTCTGGTATCCCGACAGTTATACCAATCATATCCCCCTACGAGGTTGAATATATGTCATGCAATGAGGACACACATGCAGGTGAACGAGAGAAGATCGAGGAAATGAAAGCGGAAGTGACATCAGGGGACATGACCCTAGAGGACATGACCCTGGCGAATCTGCTTCTCGGTTGGCAGCCAGAGCCAAAGGGTTCAGTCGAGCATCTACTATGGTTAGCAGAGCAGGTGATGTGATGATAACACCATTTGAGAAGCGAGTACTGAGATTTATGACACTGCGTGATACACCTGTCTCCTGGTCAGAGCTACGTGACCAGTTCTCAGTATCCGCAGGGGCATTAACAGTGGTGATCAACTCACTCAAGAGACAGCTTATGGTGAGGCAGGACGGTACAGCGTATGCACCAACTAGCCTCGCTGGTGAAGCGCTGAAACCGAATCTGCGTCGTGCTGCATTTGAAGGTATGGGGGCATGGTAAGTGTGACCAGGTGAGATATTATACAATGACGCTTTCTTCGATAAGCCCATTGCCGCATCCCTAACATTCCCAAACTATATCCGTTTCTCCAAAGTAAATGAAATACTCAAGAGGACTGAATCATGCCCGAACTCAATGAATCCTTCCTAATCCGACAGACATCTCCCACACTCCTCACCGCTGCCGCGACTACCATCGGGGCTGAGTCTCTCGACGACGACTCCTCCTCGCCCTGGCGCAAGTGGGGGGATGAAACGTCTATCCTCACTGATGTACAGAGAGAGAAGGCTATGAGCGCTGCCGAGAAGCTCTTCTACTCTTCTCCCCTGGCCCATCACATTGTTGAGCAGTATACTGATTTCGTCGTCGGCGAGGGAGGCTTCGAGCTAACGAGCAGCGACCGTGATGCCAGGCGTATCCTATACGACTTCTGGCACTCCCCCGTCCACGCCATCCCTATGAATCTCTATTCCCAGATCATGGAGTTCTTCGTCTACGGCGAACTATGCTACGTCAAGAAGGATCACCCTGACGGATTCGTAGCACTTACCTACGTGCCACCGAGGGAAATCGCCAGTGTGCAGGGGAAAGAAGGCTCCCCAGGACACCCCGCTAAGGTCATCCTTAAGGGAGAGATGGACAAAGAAGAGGAAGCGAGGGGATATGACGTTATAGACTGGGACCCCACTGCTGGCGCCCTCGTCGGCGATTGCTTCTATTTCAGAATGCAACATCTGGGAAGGGACTTAAGAGGATACTCCAGGTTATTGCCGATGATAGATTTCCTACGAGCATGGGAAGCATTCACGTATAACTACCTGGGGAAGCGTGCCTCGTGGGATGCTATCTGGTGGGAGGTAACCCTAGCGGGGTATACGCAGGCACAGATCGACGATTGGCTGAAGCAGCATAGGGAGCCACCTGCTCCTGGCTCCCAGTTCGCTCACAATGAGCTCGTGACATACAACCTGGTACAGCCTGATTTCCGAGCAAGTGGAGTGGAGGCTGACGCTTCCTGGTATCTCGATTTCCTCAAAGAGACAAGTGGACTGGGAAGTGAGGGAAGAGGACGGAGGAGGGTGCAAGAGGTAGGAGAGGTTCTCGACCCCGTCACGAGGGGGCTTTCTACTCGCCAGTGGGAAGTTCGTTCATGCTATGCATATATCGGCTACTATGTCCTGCAAGAGGCGATAGCACGAGGTCAATTGCCAGAGTCACCCAGGGGGAACTATGATGTCATTTGTCAGGCGCCGAGGCTAGGCGTGAGGGACTTCCAGAGGAGTGCAGGTGCGCTTCAGCGGACTGTAGTAGCACTGGGGACTGCGGAGGATAGAGGATGGGTGTCACAGACGGCGAATACGGAGATATTCCAGGATCTGCTGTCTCGGATCGGCATGGTGGAGAAGATGAAGTCGCTGACGGTGGAGGAGGGGGGAAGTGAGAATGAGGGGGATGGGGAGGTGGAGGATGGGGATGATAAGGGGGGTGAAGGTAATAGTGAGGATGATAATGGCAGAGGAGGTGACTAATGCCTGAGACAAAAGGTGGCATGCATAGAATCCCAGTAGCAGAGTGTGAGATCACGGCGACGATAGATATATCAGAAGACCTCGGTATCAAGGCTATATATTGTGGAGAGGAGAAGAAAATCCACACTTATCTCTTTGATGCAGATAAGTGGTCTATGGCGGATGCACAGGAGTGGATCGCTGACCATAGCAGGCAAGCGGAGGCGGAGACATTAGGTCGCATGGGAGGCCCTGAAGCAGGCGGTCCAGGTGGCACCTGCATCTGTCCCGAGTGTGGACACGAGATAGCACATGAGACATCAACACCGTGTAGTGAGATCAAGTGTCCTCGGG